AACGAAAAAATTTATATCGGTTTTTCCAAAACTGGAAAGAAAGACAACGCCGACATAAATTTATTTATCAAACTATCCAGAACAAATTTTACAATGCTCTTAGAAAGTATGGGTGGGATTCATTTTCTTGGGAAGAAATATATGTATCTAAAGATAAAGACCATTGTTTTTTAGAAATGGAACAATACTTTATAACACTATACGATTCTATAGAAAATGGTTATAATACAATTCAGGGAGGTAGTGGAACTTTAGGTGCAGTTAAAGATAAAGTTTGGATCAATGACGGTAAAAACCATCGAAGAGTGCATCCAGAGTTTATTCCTGAAGGATGGATTCTTGGAAGAATCAATTTATCAAGAAACATAAAGATGTCACCAGAGAGTAAAAAGAGTATCGGGTCAAAGAACCGATCTCATACTCTAATAAAATCTAAATGTCCACATTGCGACCGAAAATTCAACGCAGGAAATCTAGTTAAGCACCTTCGCGCTTATCACTGCTAATCTTTTTCCCTATATTGTACTTTGGCACTAACTCCCAGTTTGCTTTGTCTTTATAAGAGACAACCTTTATTTGAGACATAGATGCCTTTGGTTCTGCTTTAGCAGCAACTACGATCTTTAACAGATCCCAATCCTGTAGCAGTACAGCAATAGCATTTCTACGCTCAATATCTTCAATAGAAATATTCGACTCTTTACCATCAAGAGCAAATAGTTCTTTGAAATGCACAATAAAATATCGACCTTGCTTATGTAAAATATGGCAAGACTGATATAGTCTGTTATCCTTCTTTGAAGCGATTCCAATTCTTGTTAGTGTTTCTCTTACCTTCAGAAAGTTATCTGGTTCAGGTAGAGTGATCTCTAACATAGAATCAGGCTTCCAATCGTAGTAAATCATTTCGATTGTCATCGTCCACCTTTATATAGTTTTTCTTCTATTGTTTTCAATTGATCACTCGAGAGGATACTGAGTACACCTCTCGCCTTTTCGATGGAATAACCATAATATTCCACAACCAGATTTAATGCATGAGTGTCGTCTTTTTTGAACCACTTACTCATACGGCGCTTTCTGGGTATACTATTTAGTAGAAAATCAAACTGCCATTCCTTGGGGATATGGTGGTTGACATTCATCTCATTAGCATACAGGACGGTATCATGAAAGTAAGATAAACCTCTGTTTACGATGAACGGGACGTAATCCTTATTTGATCCAGCTGGATCCTGATCGAAAAGATCTTCTTTAGACTGGTTAATTGCATTTAGGAAATCGAATGGACTCATTTGAATCCCACCTCTTTGAGATTAGCTTCAGGGCATGCAAAAACAACTCCAGGGAATCTGGCTTTAAGTGCAGATTCTAGTTCGTTTCGGGTATTTCCCTGTGCCATGAATGAGTTATCGTCCATATTGTAAACGAAGAATGTAGAGTCAACCTTCTCAATAGAGATCCTAATTTGATCAGGTTCGTCAGATTCATCATCCATATCCTCGAGTTCATCGATCATATCCTTAATTCGATGGACTGCTACAATCTCTCTTAGTATCCAACCTGCAGCGAAACTGAACACGATCATGAGTATATAATATAGAAGCTCCATAAGTGCCTTACTTAAACTTACATTGAGACATAACCTCAGTCAATGCTGCCATGATATTCAATTCAGTATCAGCAACGAATGCAGCTTTGTATTGGTAGTCTGCAAGAATAAGAACAAGCTGAGGAATAGAACCTGCTTCCAACATATTGTTGGATTGATCATACAGAGTACGGAAAAGGCTGGATGAATCACCATCACTAGACGCTGCAACCCACTTGCGGGTTTCTGTATAGTTCTTTTCCTTAAGTGCTTTGAACAGTTCTTTGTAAGTCTGGTCAGACATATTAACCAGAATACCACTATCGATCTTTCCAGATACAGAGTAACGTTGTAACTCATTTAGAATACGACGATAGTCTGGAAAGTGTTTCATTACCAGTTCAGCAACAACCTTGGAGTCAAAGTCAATACCTTCTTGCGTCAAGATTTGAGTAGCACGTTTAAAGAAAGTTGCTGCAATCTCTTGTTGTTCTTTCTTATCGATTTTGAATTCGATAACTGCACAACGAGAGTGGATAGCTTCCAGCAACTTGTGCTTAAAGTTACATGTAAAGATGAAACGGCAGTTGTTTGCAAACTCTTCAATAAAACCACGAAGTGCTGGTTGAGTAGAATTCGCTTGCAGATAATCTGCCTCGTCGATGATGACTACCTTCTTTGCGTCAGTTAAACTGATGGTAGAAGCAAAGCCTTTGATCTTTACTCGGAGTGTTTCAATACCTGATTCTTCCGAACCGTTAATCAACAGATACTCCGCACCGATCTCATTACATAGTGCTTTAGCAACAGTGGTTTTACCAACCCCTGCTGTACCACAGAACAGGAAGTTTGGAAGTTCTCCCTGTTCAACGTATTGTTTAAATGAAGTCTTCAATGATTCTGGCAGTACACAATCATCAATCTTTTGTGGGCGATACTTCTCTACCCATAGAAATTGGGCATCACGGGATTCAATCATATAGAAATTCCAATTAAGAAAGTGGATTAGGCATCAAAAGTAGAGTCAGCTTCAACCGCAACGTAGTAAACTAAGTCACCAGTGATGCTCTTAAAGCGAGAGATTTTCTTGCTAGAAATACTTACGGCATAATCACCTGGAAGCATCTTCAGGTTATCAACCTTCAAGTTAACATGGAATGTTTTATCGGTGGCACCAACTGGTTCTGAGAAAGAGTTGCTGGATGCATTCTTCTTATCACCAACTTGGATATCCATGACAGTTCCATCACCGATGATAGAAATGTCTTCAGAACGAAGTACGGATGCAGTACGCTTGATCATTTCAAGCATGGATGCAGTTAGGGTAAAGTTAACATCAGCCTCTGGAAAGTTGATGCTCTTTGTAGGTGCGGTAAGAACAGATGGTTCTGCGCCATAGAATTTGATACGGCGACTACCTTCTTTGATAGTTACAAACTTTTCGCTAAAGTCAAGTTCAGGATCATTGAACAGCGACAAGGCACCAAGGAATTCGTTCAAGTCATAGATACCAAAAGTCTCTGGGAAGACTTCAGCAACAGTAGCGTCAGCCATGACATTCTTCTGTGCAGAAATGGTTGAAATCTTTGTGCCTTCTTTAAGCAAAAGATTGTTATTAACTTGAGCAAAGTTCTTAAATACTGCTGTGGTTTCTTTGGATAATTTCATAGGGTTTCCTTTTCAATAGTTTCATTACTATGTATAAACAATTATGCCCTAAAACAAAGTCTAGGGCAAATTTATTTTACTTATTCATCATTAGTGCATTGAAGTTGCTAGGCACGACAATGGTTTGTACCTTACCAGCTTTGATACCTTCAGAGATATTCAGCATAGCTTGGGCTTGCATAAAAGCAATAGAGCTACCAGAGTTATTAGCAAGAGCAGCCATACGACGGGACTCAGCTTCAGCAGTCTTTACTTCTACTTCTTTTTGCTTCAATTCATTCTTTGAACGCGCTAGGCACAACGTTACGAATCATAACCTGACTGATAATGATTGCACCGTCCAGCTTTTCTTCTGCCATGTTGCGTACAATCTCGTCTTGAATGAATCGTTCCATTTCATTACGTTTGTCAGCCATATCCAATGCTTCGTACTTACGTGCTGCTTTGTAGATAGCATTACGAGCATTTTGAACAATGTAGTTATACATTACATAGGTATCGCCTTTAAACTCAGCGTGGAAACTCTTATTCTTAGTCGAGTACAATTCAGCAACCTGAGCAGGGTTAATGTTATACACAACCACAGCATCAAAGTCTTTCATTGTTGAGTTGTCAGCAGCTACAGGAGTCATGTTCTCCAGAGCAACGTTAACGTCTTTGATAGGGAATGTCAAAACAGTACCAATCAAAGTTTGGTTAAACGAACCTGGAAGCAATTCTCCACTCTGGACTTGCTTATCAAAGCCAACACGAACACCAACTTCACCAGTCTCGATTCGAGTACATGCTTGCAAAGAAGCAACAGCCAAAATCAACGCACCAATTTTCATAAACGATTTCATAATTTTTCCTTAGAACAGAACAACAATCATAACCAAAAAGACAATAACAGCTAAAGCTATCGCCAAACTATATGAGAAAGTTTTTACAAATTCCCACTTTTCTTTGCCAGTAAACTTACGGAAAATTTCAATTCCCATATAGAAGATACCGAACAACATAACAAAAACCAAAAGAGATTTAATCATTTTTATCTAAAGAGTATTTCACATCATGTTCGTACAAGAAAAACAAACAGCACATAGCATGAGCCAAGTGGTGGATATTAGATTCTGGATCGATTTGTTCGCCAGCTTTCCATGCCCAAATATGTCTTTCCATCGCATCAAAATAACGACGCTTAGAATCTGGAACATTCTTCCAGTTGTCTGGTTCGTATTTCTCTGCACCAAAGGTCAATACTTTGACCATCTCTGCCATAGCAAGAGGTGGGATAAGTCCATATTGGAGTTTGCCTCCATCGAACTTACGCCCACCGCTACTGGCTAATTGAGATCGTTTAACTTCTTCCAATGTAGCCATGGGTCAATCTCAGGCTTGGAAAGCACGAGTGCCAAGAACGCGATTTGCAACTGCAACCATACGCTTGCTTGGAGTGCCAATGCGGTACTCTACGGTATCAGAGCCAGCACGACGATTGCTGTAAATGCAATGCCCTTGATTGCGCAACTTGTAAATTGCATCATGTGGGTTGGACAAGCCAAAACCAGAAACGATGTCTCGGGAAGTTACGGTGTGACCTGTGTTCAGGTAATTAAGCAGCTTTGTTTGTTTAGTCATAAAAATTCCTATGTGGATTATAAAATGGGGCAGGATGCCCCATGGTTCATTCTACTTCGATACCGTTCTCGCGCAGGATAGCGTTGAAATCTTCGTAGTCTTGATCATAGACTTCAGACTCGCCGATTACATCTTGTAGACGGTTCTTATCAGCAACAGGGGCTGATGCGACCTTAGTGGTCTTTTTAGCTACCTTTGCAGTAGCCTTAACTGCTTTGACCTTTGGAGTCTTAGCAACTTTCGCAGCCTTCACAGGCTTCGTTGCAGATTCTTTCGCAAACTGGGAAAGTTCTGCTGCAGTCGGTACGGGGAATTTGTAAACGCCACGATCGACTTTGTTCGGACCAAACAACCAGTTTGGGTAACCGACTTTGACGCCACCAGCATCTCGCTTGGATGCGAGATCAGCAGCAATAGAGTTCACTTCTTTCAAAGTGATTTGACCAGATTTG